TCAGGGCGTTGATCGACTGACCCATCTCGGAATAGCTTACACCGCCCGACAGCACCAACGGCTTGCCAGACTGCGGACCCATGCCGCCGATCTTCTCGGCAAACTGTTCCTTCAGCTGTTCGACCACGGGGCTCGGCAGCATCTCCTGACTCGACAGGATGCCAGGGATAACGCCGCCGTTCTTGGCGATGCTGTACAGCGTCGTCATGAGTTCGTTGTATGCGTCGATGCTGATGGACGACACGACGATAGGCGACAAACCCAGATGCGGTTGCAGCGGGTCGATGTAGTACGACTTAATGTGCACCACGTCGCGGACTTCAAAGTTGTCAGTGTGCCCAGCACCGTCGTCGTAGACGTAACCGTCGATCCACCCCGAGGGGCTGATGTGCGGGACAATCTGCCCGTAGTTGTAAGGGTACAGACCGGTGATGCCACCTAAGATGTTGCGCGCCTTGACGATGTAGGCACCGCCGCCGATGTCGATGTAGGTGCTTACCGTCTGCCAGAACTCGGCTTGCGACATGTACGGGTTGGGGTTGGCAAACAGCCGTGTCAGCGGGTGTGCCGGTAGCAGGTCGCCAGTTGTTGCATTTTGCGCGACGAGCGGCGCTTCGTTCAGCGTGTTCGCACGGACGGCGACACAAGCGGCAACGACGGGGTTAGCCTTGTAGCCCTCGACGACGCGCTTCTGGAACTCACTGTAGTCCGGTCGGACATACCGAGACCCCACCGCCGTTACGCGTTGCAACGGGGCAGGGGCCTGCTTGAACACCGAACGGAGGCGGTCGAGTATTGCCATGTGCTGCGAAGCTATAACAAAAATATCGAAATATGCAAGCTATTTTATCGGACAGTGTCCGACAAGTGCAGGTTACCGCACCCGCCCGTTGATGATGATGCGGTTGCTTACGGTGAACTCGCCCGTCTTGTCAAGGTCGACCGTGACGACGCCGTGGTTCCAGTGGTTACGCGGGGCGTAGTGCGGGTTCAAATCGCACAGGCAGCCCATGGACCAGCCGGCAAAGACAGAGCCGTCCAGGGGGCGCTTGTGCATGTCGAACGTCGTCTTGTGGACGTGACCGACTAGGATGTTGTCCTGCGCCTTCATGCGGTAGTTACGCGCGGGGTTGACGCCGCCACTCCCGAACCACTCGTGCCCGTGGTCGATCCACAGCTTGCCGACCGTCAGCTTCGACCGTTCGCCGATCCACTCGATACCGTGACTGCGGAGCTTTAACAGTTCGGGCAGCGTCGCCTCCGGTAGCCCCTGAAGGGCGTCTGCGTTCTTGGCGATGTAGCGCAGCCACCGCTCTTCGTGGTTGCCCTCGCGGTAGATGATCCGCACCTTGTCGCCGAAGTACCTCCGCAGGTGGGCCAGCATCGCACGCGCCACGTCAAGCTCCCAAACAAAGTTGCGCTTGGCTTCGATGCGCTCGTGCGTCGAAATGTTATAGCAGTCCATCGCGTCGCCGTTAATCACTAGCGTCTGTATGCCGTAGTCCCGCAGGTGCTCGATGGCCGTAAGGTACGGGCCGTGCAGGTGGCCGTCGTCGTCGTAGAGCGCATGGAACGGCCAGTGCAAGTCAGAGATGACGCCCGTCTTACTCGATGTAACGTCACAGATGGAGTCGGGCCGCAGGTCGCCAGCGATCAGATCCGTCACACCGTCGGACCGCTCGCGCCGTCGGAACTCGTTAGCGATCATGGAGATCCCTAGCGCCTTCGCCTTGTCGTCGTTCATCTGCTCAGCACCAGGCATCGGAGCAGGTGGGAGCTCGCCCTTCTTGCGGAGTCTGTATCGCTGCTGTGCTGTCAGGCCGTCGTCGTGCTGCACAAGCGCTTTCGTCGCCTGCCCGCCGACAGATCCGTTCGCCCCACGTTCGGCCTTGACACGGGCGTCGCGTGCCTCGCGTATTAGCTCGAACTCTTCGGCAGTCATGCGGTACCGCTTGTTGCCTGCGCTGGTCAGCTTTGCCATAGGTCACCCTGTCGTAGATCAAATATTGTAGACCCTCACTCCAGAATCAAAGCCCTTCATCGCGTACACCACCGCATCGACCATGTCGTCGTGGTCGCCCTCGGGAAACTGCAGAAGCTCACCCTCGAACTCTGGCGGCAGGGTCGCGCTGTGATAGACGAGGCCGTGCTCGTACTTGCCTAGCGTCGGCAGGAAGCGGCTGCGCTTGTCACGGTCGGGATGGATCGCGTTGACGTAGTACTCGCGCATCTCCATCTTCAGGTCTTCGACGATTGCAGCCTGGTACTGTACTGCCTCGATGTTGACGAACGTCGGCTGCCACTTCGCGGCCATCTTCTTGATCGCCGTCTTCGTGTCGTTGAAACCCATTTGCCGACGCAACACGTCGACGATGTAGTAACGGTTTTCTACCTTGCCGACGACGGCGATGGCGGTATAGTCGGCGCCCTCTTTCGTGCTGATAGCAAGGTCGACGCCCAGGTTGTACTCGATGCGTTCGCCCTCGGCAGGGTGGCCGTAGCGGATGTCCTCACGGTTGACAAGGGCGCCCTGCAGCTCCACGTCTTCGGCCAAATACTCTTGGCGGAATATAACGCTTGGCATGTTGGGGTCGTTGCGTGCATCCTCAATTTCAGCAGGGTCAATGTACGGGTTTGCCGTCGACGGCATGCGGAACACGGCATAATCGTCTCGGACTGTATTGCAGAATCGCTTGAATGATTGGTCTTTCTGCCGCCAGTTAGGTGTCGACAGCAACCAAGCGTCCCCCTTGTAGTCGGTAAGCGTCGGCCGTATCACTTCTGCCCATGCGTCTGCAAGGTTGTCCGAGTGTGCAGCTTCGTCGATAATGACCCGCGCGTACTTGTTGCCACGGCCTCCGTCGTATCGGTGCAAGCCAAACCAATGCATTTCACTGCCGTTGCGGAACACGATGATACCGTCTTTGGTGCGCAGGTTGATGATCGCACCACGGTGCGTCTTGACGAACTCGTCCCAACGTTTTTCGTAATCCGTGGCCGTGGGTGTCCAGTAACTGACCGGCAGCTTGCCGGCGATGCACTCCATCGCAACGGCATACGCAAGACGTGACTTGCCAAAGCGTCGGCCGCATGCTACGACGTTGTATCTGCGGCGATTGGCGAGAATATGCTTCTGCCCTTCGTGCATCCTATACGTCATGTTCATTCGAGGCTGACGATAATGTCTTCGATCGTCTTGCTTTCGATCTTGTCGGACTGCTCAAGATACTGCTTGCCTAACCAGATGAGCATGGTGACATTGCCTCCGAGTGCTATCTCCCATTGCTTGCGTCTCAGCGATGCCCGGCCATTGGCACGGCCTGCGTCCAGATCGTCACGGAAACGTCGTGTCAGCGTATCGTGGGAGCATCCGACTATTTCGCCGATCTCCTTGTCGGTGCAGCCGATTGCTGCAAGCTTATGCACCTGCTCGGGGTTGATGTCTTTTTTGATATTAGCCATTGACGAGCTCTGCCTTCCGTCCCGTGAATGTCTCCCACCGCTTGACGATCACGTCGCAATATTGCGGGCTGATCTCCATGCCGTAGCACTTACGGCCAAGTTGCTCGGCGGCGATGAGGGTTGTGCCGGAGCCGAGGAAGGGGTCGTATGCCAACCCTTGCGGCGCCGTCGAGTTGCCCATGAGGTACGCAAACAACCCGACTGGTTTCATAGTCGGATGTTCTTGATTGCGAGACGGTCGGTCAAATTTAAGAATGGTTGTCTGTTTACGATCGCTGTACCAACCGTGCGCCGCGCCCTGCTTCCATCCATATAGGCATGGCTCGTGTTGCCACTGATAGTCTTGCCGACCCATAACAAGGGTATTCTTTGCCCAGATCAAACACTGCTTGACTTCTTGCTGGCAATCTTTCACCGCGCCTCTGAAGTTATATCCTTCTGAGTCTGCATGAAAAATATAAAAGGAGGCGCCCGGCTTCATGGCATCGAATGCAGGGATGAAGCAGTCAACAAGGAATTTCCTGAAATCATTATCTGCCATGCTGTCGTTGGCGACCTTAAGCGCGTCCTTTGTCTTGCCAGTATAATCCACGTTATAAGGAGGATCGGTAAGCATCAAGTCGGCCCTCAACCCAGCCATCAGTCGCTCGACGTCTTCCGCCTTTGTCGAGTCACCGCATAGCAAACGATGCTCGCCGAGCAGCCACAGGTCGCCCGGCTTCGTGATCGGATCGACCGGAGGCTCCGGCACCTCGTCCTCGACTACTTCCTTGTCATCAAGACCCATTGCCTCCGAAAGTTCCTTTGCATCAAAGCCAATCTTGCCAAGGTCAAAGCCATCTAACTGCAGGTCTTCTAACTCCAGCTTGAGCAGCTCCTCATCCCACCCAGCATTCAGAGCCAGCTTGTTATCTGCTATCACGTAAGCCCTTCGCTGTGTCTCGGTCAAATAACCAAGACGAATGCACGGAATATCAGTCAGTTGCAAGTGTTGAGCGGCCAACACTCGGCCATGGCCTGCAATAATTGTGCCCTCGTCGTCGATCAGCACAGGATTGGTAAATCCAAACTCGCGAATCGATGCGGCAATCTGTTTTACTTGGTCTTTGCTGTGCGTCCGACTGTTACGAGCATACGGCGTCAGTTTATCCAGCGCGACGTATTCAATGGTTCTTTTGTCTGATTTACTACGCATTTTGTCCACTTACCGCCTCGTGACTATTTGGTGACAATCTCTATACCGTTCGGCGAACTCGCGGTCGGAGTCGAGCAGGACGGAAGCCCGTTTGATGCTGTCGTAGACGTTCGACCGTGTCCGCTGCAGCTCGCGCCCGATCTGAGCACCAGAATATCCGCAGCACGTGTGCAGAAGGTGCGCAACGGTATGGCGTGCGTCGGCCAGCTCGCGGTATCGGTGAACGGACACGAGCGCGCGAGGCGTCACGCCGTAGACCTGGCACACGGCATGAATGACAATTTCGGCGACGGCGTCACCATCGGACAGGGTCATGATGTCACCAGTCGAGGTTTGCGCATGTGTGGTTCCCGTCGGCATGCTCGAAGATAACCCAGGACGAGGGCGATTGCAAGGGAATGAGGGCTATCATGCTTCGCCGGTCGTGCGTTCGGTAGCGCCTGATGACAGCGTCGCGCTCAGGGCCTTCTAAGACCCTACCCTGCGTAAAGGGTCCCTCAGCACCTTCCGACGCCACCACGGGCACGGACGGGGGCAATTCTGGGGTCTCTGCGCTCTCCAGTTGGATGCACTCGCGCTCGTATGCCTCGGTGTAACGATCGTCTCCGGAGTTCACGGGCAAGTATCGTTTCGGCTGGTGCGGTCTGACGGGTCGGACCGTCGGCCGTCGGGCCGCGGACGGCGGGGCCGTTGGCACCACCTTAGGGGTTTCGTCGATGTAGATTGAGCGGCTGCGGATTAGTTTTTTCATGGGGTCGGTTTGCAAAAGGTTGTAGGGTTGTATGGTTGTACGCTATACTCTATACTCTATATATATATACTTTTTTTTTATGATAGGATAATAAGGTTACAACCTACAACCTTCTCCGTAACCGCGTCGCATTCTAAGGACTTACGGGTTGTAAGGTGGTTGTAAGGGTTGTAAGGTCAAGCCCACTTGACGACCCAAACGTACCTCACAAGGCCGTTTTTCTTCTTCCCGATGCGTACAAACCCGCCAGAATGGAGCGCTTTGCCCAGATTAAGTTGTAACCTGTCGTCTGACCTTACAACCGCTTTGAGCTCGTTGAAGTGCCTATCGGCCAGCTTTGCGGCCAGCTCCGAAGTCATCAGCGTTTCGACACCATGGGCGTTCTGCTGATCCCTGCCGACGGGAGTGCAGTACTTCGCCAGCAGCTCCTCGGCTTCGTTGGTCATCTGGTGGGCCTTGTTGCGTACGTTGATCTCTTCGATGGTGTCACGATCGAACCAGTGGGTCTCTCCCGTTCGATAGTAGTGATGCGCTTGCGACCAGACCTGATCAATGTCGATCTTGCGGAAGGCCTCG